TATCCAAGGAGGAACCCATGACATCGCCGAAAGACACAACGCCGCCCACAGGGGCGCGATTGCCGACACCTGCCGAGCGGCCGACTTGGCTCGAGCTGGTCAATCAAGAACGACGCCTCCTCGATGGCCTGGTCGAATTGTGGCGAACAAAAAGCCGCCACCCGCCTGCCGAGGTTGACAAAATCGTGGCCCGCGCCCTGGCGGAGGCGCTGCAGGAAATCATCGCCAAAGAGCCGGACGAGAAACGCGCTGACGAGCTCCGCCGCCGCGCCGCAGCGCGCGAACTAGCGCGCATGTTCCGTGAAGGGCCACGCCTGGTCTACACCCGGCCGCCGCCGATCCAAAAGTCCAAAACCGTCGTTGCCCGCCCCAAACCCAAACCTCACAAGCCGGAGGGTGAGAGCTTTGCGACAATGCTCGCCGAGCGCCGGCGCCGACGCCCGCACCTCGTCATCGACAACGACCCCAAGGCCGCGTAACCCGAGATAACGGGCTCGCATGTCCGGCGAGATTCGAGCCCCAAAATTATTTTCCCAAAACTATTTTTCGATGACGTGCTGCCACGACTCAGGAGACCCCGCGAAACTCGCAAATTTTCCTGCCGGCAGCCGGGTGCCGGGGGTCGAATCGGGGTGGTCGTCGCAATGCGGATGCGATCGCCGTGTGATGGTCACGCCAGGCCGATCGAGCATCGGCGCGGCGATGGCCCGCAATCGCGCTAGGAAGCCCGCTGGTGTGTCTTTAGCCGATCAACGGGGGTAAGCGAGGGGTAAGCGGATCAGACAGCGATTTATCGTTCTATTTCAATGCTGCCAGGCGGAATGTGTCTCCGCCCAAATCGCGCTTATGACTCACCTACGTCGATAAGCGGCGGCCTGGGCGTGATGTCGACGAGCGGCGCCGGGCTGGCCTGGGTTACGAATCGTATCACGATCCCCGGCGAGATCTGGCCCGCGGGTCGCGCAACGGCATCAGCGTCAAGCATTTCGAGGGCTTTGACTGCGTTTACAGCCGGCATGCCAAGCCCCCCATCACGGATCGCGCAAAGCCTATGAATATTTGAGGCCCGTTCGCCGACACGCAACACCTGCAAAGCTTGATTCCAATACGTTGCTACTTCAGCCTTCGCCAAGGCCAAATAGAGCGCGCGTTCAGTAAAACCGGCTCTTTTGCATGCTTGAGCTCGGGTGCAGCGATCATAGATCATGGCGTCGATTGCGGTGCGCACGGCGGTAGTGAGGCCGCGTTTACGCCGCCGTTTGTCCACTGGGCCGGCGGCCTGGCGCACGAGTTTGCGGCTCGTGGATGGTTTTTTGGTCGTCATGTGCCGTCTTATGCGCCCGCATTCCTGACGCCGCAATGCACAACAACCGCACACAGGGCAGCGTTAGCTTGTTTGCAATCATTGTTTGTAACGCCAGCACGATGTTGGCATGTAGTGAAAATGCCGATTAGGAGCTGCTAACTGAAAAAGGCGGATCGAAAATTGTTTGCGTTTGCTCCCTATATATAGCCTCCTCAAAAAACGAAACAAAAATGGAACAACTTCAGATAAAAAGATCAATAGATCTACCTACTACAAACATACAAACATACACACTTATATACATTGTTATTATTGAATAATTCTGTTTCCAACCATCCCCGCAACATCTGCAAACGTCAGCTTCTTCTTACGATACGATATCCGTCTGCTGTCCATTCGATAAAGCCAGCTTCAACGGATTGTGCGAGAAGGTCCTTAATCTCAGCAGAGCGCAATGCACCGCGAATGAACATCTGGATATCACGGACCTTTTGCGTACCGCGCCTTTCGATCAGTGCAAAGATTTTGTTGCTCCAGGTCCGGCGTTCGGTTTTTGGCGTGTAATCCATTGCCGTATTGGCCAGTGCTATCCCGGCGGTCCAGGCGACGCTGATGGCCCATTCGATATCATCGCGATCGATTTTCGCGCCGTGGCCCCAGCGTCCGGCGGCGCGGATGGTCGCGAGTCGAACGGCGATCTCGCCGGCGCGGGCGATGTATGGTCGGAATGCCGGTTTCTCGTCCATGTACTCGTCGCGCATGCGCTCAAAGTCGCGATAGCATGTACCGGCCGCCTCCGAGGCCCACGGCAGCACCTCGGGCGTAAACACGGCTGCGGGATTATCGATCTGCAGCAGGCTTTCCGATCCCGACCACAGATAGAGCGCTTGCAGTGCCGTGCTTAGTCGCTCCGGCACTGCGCCGGGCTCGAGCTCTGGCTCGCGGTCACTGGCGCGCAGATCTGAGCTGAGCACCAGGAATCGATTAAGGAAGCCATTGGCTACGTGCTCGCCCTGTAGTGCGCCGTGAAACTCGTCAGACGTCGACAATCCGAGAATCGAGATCGCCGGCGACTGGATGATCTTGGTTTCGCGATTGGCCCATTCCGGCGTTGCCATCGGTGCGAACGACGTCGCCCACAAGGTGCGCAACACTTTGCTGATGGCCGTCTCGAAGCCCGACGCCTTCTTGCTGGTGATGCGGTGGAGGAACGCGCCGTATTCGTCCTGCAGGCACAGCGCCAGCGGTTTGCGTGCGATGAAATTCAGCACCGCCGGCATCGAGATAAATTCGCCTGGCCCGATATGGCCGTGCGCGTCGGCGGCCCACATCAAGGCCATGGTGGCCTCGAGCAAATGTTGCTTGCCGCTGCCGGTCGGGCCGACCGGGATGACGTAGAGATGCGTTGCCGAGCGCGTCGGCCCGGCGACGCGGCGGCCGATCAAGGTACCGACCACGGTGACGGCCGCGCCGAGTGCGAGCACGCGGTTCGGCCGCCGCGCGGTGGCGACGATCCAATCGATGATGTCACCGATTACACCCGGCACTTTGGTGAGCGCCTGCAGCGAATCAACTTTGACAGTCGGCGCCGTCGTCGGTTCGGCCGGCGTTTCGATAATGATTATCGGGCCGTCGCCAAAGCCGAGACGCTCGCTCAAGAATTGCCAGGCGCTTTGCAGATCACAGCACAAGGCCACCATGACCAAGTCGAGCGGCGTGTAACCTTGATCGGCGCCGAAATCGCGAATGCCTGCGGGGACGATCTTCAGATTGAGGTGGCGCTTCTCCGGCGATCGTCCGGTGGTCGACGGCCGCCACATCGGCACCGCCTCGAAGCCGAGCTTGGTGCGGCGGCAACGATAGAGCCCGAGCGCCGGCACCCAGGCGCCGAGATTGGCAAGCGCGGCGTCATTGAGCTGTCGATGCGGGCTGGCGTCGTCGCCGCCATTGCCGCGGACGGCTTGGGGCTCCGCTGCCTGATAGCCGAACGGCGCCAGCGCCGCCGAGATTTTGGCGAGTATGTCGGCGGTCAGTTCCGGCAGCTCGTTCGGCGTCACGTCTTCGAGCGCCTCGTTGCCGGTCCATGTGTAGGGCTTGCCGGTGTCGGGATGAATCGTCGGCGGCAGTACCGTTTGCCGGCCAGGGCCGATCAAATCGACGACGCGATGTCCATCGATGTTCCAGCTCATCGATTTGTCGATGGTCGGGCCGTAGTAGAACAGCGTCTCGCCCTTGGCACCGCGTTTCTTGATCGGTGTCGACGGCAGCACGCCGATGATCGCCGCCATTACCGTCTGGTCGTCGGTGTCGATATCGATCGCCACGGTGCCGTGGCTGGCCGGGCCGGTGATGACGCCAACGCCGCTATCGCCTTCCGCCCATTGCGCGCGCTCGTTCGCTGTTGGAATCCGGCTCCGGAAACGGCGCTGCCAATTCGACAGGCCGAGCCATTGGCCAGCATGCCAGAAACCAGGCCGCTTGGTGCCGGGCATGATTGGAATCGCGGCGAAACCGCGCTCGATCAATCGCTCGCTGATGGCCGCATATGCGCCCATGGCGTCTCCTTCAGAATGGCGGTTCGCCGTCGAGAATTTTGCGGCGCAGGGCGTATTCGAAGCCGAGCACAAAGCGGCGCAGGAATTCACGCCACTGGCCGGCATCGAGCATTGCGATGTCGGTGGTGCCGATCTCTTCGAGATAGTTGCCGACCAGGGCACCGGCCTCGAGCGCGGCGCCGAGCTCGTATTCTTCGAGGTCAGATTGCGGCATGACGTAGACTTTCTTCGCGGCGGCGTGACAACCGTTGTCGTCACACAACCAAACGATGGGCGGCCTGTTGGGATAGCCAAGCCACACCGCCTGGCGCCGGCACACGGCGCACAGCGTCGGTTCCTTGGTGGCAAAACGGTTAGCGAGATGCGCGGTCAATACGGCACCTCGTCGTTGATCTCCGGCACCGCCGGCTGTGGCCGATGCGCGACAAGGCAGCGGCACTGGCGATTGATTTCGACTTCGGTGCCGTCGGGCCGGCGCAGGCGGCGATCGGTTACGCGCCAATATTTGCCGTCGCGAGTAACGACAATGGCAAGCACATCGCTCAGCTCGTCGGTGCGCTGCAGGGCCTGCGCCACCGTGTATGGCGCCGGTGCACGCCCGCCCATGGCGTACCACCACCGCTCTGCCATCTCGCGGGCGTAGCCGCCGCGCTGCAACGAAATGTATTCGCTGTAGGGCGCCAGCCCGCACAGATAGTCGACACGCAAACAAGGCGGCGCCGCCGGATCAGAAAATTTAGTGTGCAGCCGGAAGTCGACTTCCGTCACCGGCAACCATTCGCGGGCGCCCATGATCGGCGCCCAGTCGGCGACGCCGGCGTGCTTTGGTTTCGGTTGTTCCTGCGGGAATTCGTGGCCGCAGCACGTGCATTCCGTGGCGCGCAACGCGTTGAGTTCGCCGCATTGCGGACAGCGCTTCGCGGCGATCGTGTCGGCCTTGACGCCGGCCTTGCCGTTGCCGGCGCGCCCTTCGGCGCGATCGACCGGACCGTGGCGCCAGACATTGCCGGCGAAATCGAGCACCAGGCAATCGTATTTGCCATCAGCCTTGCGCGTGCCGCGGCCGATCATCTGCACGTACAAGCCGGTCGACAGCGTCGGCCGCAACATTGCAATCAGATCGACCGCCGGTACGTTGAAGCCGGTCGTCAGGACGTTGACGTTGGTGAGCGCCCGAATCGCGCCGGAACGAAAATCAGCGATGATGCGATCGCGCTCGTCGGCCGGCGTCGCTGCCGTCACCGTCGCTGCAGCGATGCCGCGCTCGCGCAATGCCTCGCCAACGTGCCGGGCATGGCTGACGCCGCAGCAGAACAACAGCCAGGAACGCCGGTCTAGGCCGCGTTCGAGAATCTCGTCGACGGCGCCATTGACGACAGCGGCATCGTCGGCGGCATCCTCTAATGCGCCGGGAACGAATTCGCCGCCGCGCACCGCTACGCCGGACACATCGATGCTGGTCGTGGTTGCCTTCGACGACAACGGTGCCAGCCAGCCGTCGCGGATGCCCTCGGCGATTCCGTAATCGAACACGATCTGATCGAAAATCTTGCCGTCGCCTTCGTCGAGCCGGCCAGTGTCGAGCCGGTATGGCGTCGCGGTGAATCCGCACACTCGCAGCGTCGGTTCGAGCTCGCGCAGGCTGTCGATAAGAGTGCGATACATGCCGTCGCCCTCGTGCGGCACTAAATGCGCTTCATCGATGATGATGAGATCGCGGCGGCCGAGGCGTTGCGGCGATCGCCACACGCTCTGGATATTGGCCAGAACGATCGGCAATTGCCAATCGCGCTGGCGTAGCCCAGCACTGTTGATTCCGACGGGAGCACCCGGCCAGACGCGTAACAAGTGCTCGAGGTTTTGCGTCAGCAATTCGCGCACATGCACCAGCACCAGGGCGCGTAGTGCCGGGAAGCGCGCGGCGATGTCGGTAAGAAGCTTGGCGATCAACACCGACTTGCCGGTTGCAGTGGCCAACGCTGCGAGCGGATGGCCACCGCCAGCCGTCCAATAATCGTCGAGCGCCTTGAGCGCGTCGGCCTGATAGGGACGCAGCTCCATGAATCAGGCCGCCGGTTTCTTCTTCCACGGTGCCGCGCCGGGCCCAGCCGTAGCCGGTTTTGCCGTCGGCGCCGGCCTCGGTGCCGGTTTTGGCGCCGGCGGCTCCGGCTCAGCGGCCGACAGCGGGTGCACGCGCTTAATCCGATTTTGGTCGTCGAATTGGCCGTACTTGTCGGATTCGACGCCGACGCGCACGCGTGCTGGTTTGAACTTGAAGACCTCAGGATCGGTAATCTGCTGGTTGATGTTGAGCGCGATGCAAAGGTCTTTCAAAAATTTTCGCGCAATGTCCTGCGTGGTCGGGTTGCTGTGCTGGTAGCAAAGTCGCTGCCAGATTTGCTTGCCTTCATGGTCGCCGTTGCTAATTTTCCAAGTCAGCGACAGCATATGACCGTCGCCAGTTTTGGGCTGGCTGATTACCGCGTCAATGATCTCCGCGGTGTAGTCGCCAGCAGGAAGCAACTCGAAGTGCGAGCCTTCCTGCTGTTCCGGGTCGAAATAAAATTCGTCACTCATTGGAGTGCACTCCTGTTTTGGTGGTTGATCGCACTTTGCTTCCCGGTGCGACGCTCGGGAACAACGGCGCCAGCGACACGCCGACGTCGAAATCTTTGGGACAGAGAATTTTTGCCGGCAGTTCGAAGCGGCTCTTGGCGACGAATGCCGGCCGCCCCTCGAAGTGCAGCCAGCGAGCCGAGCCGCCGTCGGCACGATTCCGCTTTTTGCTGAAGCCGGCGTCTTCGCTGATTACCGCCACGTCGACGGCGAGGAAGGCGATCACGTCCATTTCGTCTTGGACAAGGCCGCGAGCACGTCGATGCAGACGTAACTGATAACTCGTATATGACGATGCTCGAGGGTCGTTGACTGTCTCGACTGCGCTATGCGCCAGCAAGACCACCGTCAGGCCGCGCTCGCGACGTAGCCAATCCAACGCAGCGAGAAAATCGCGCCACCAGCGATCGGCGATGACGTAACCCTTGCCGTAACCTGGCGCCTCGATCGACGGCCAATTGTTAGTGGTGCAAACGTCCGCCCATATCAGTCCCTCGAGCTTGTCGAGGCTGTCGAGCACGATGGTCCTGAAATCGTGCGGCTCATTGCCGAGTACCGCGAGCGCGTCACGCACCTCGGCATAGCTCGATAACAATCCGAACGTCGACAACTTCAAGCCGGCCGGTGTGCCGTCTTCGGTTTGAAGAAATACCGGATTCGGAAATTTTGCCGCCAGCGTCGTCTTGCCGACACCCTCCTGGCCGTGAACCAGCACGCGTGGCCGCAGCGTCGCGGTGGCTTCATAAATGTTGGCGAGCGAGATCATTTCGCCCCCCGCACTTTGCGCGCGCGTCCCGCTCCAATCCGATCGACAATGGTCGGTCCGCGGTGATCGCGATCCCAGCAGAACCATGCGAACGTCATCGCCGACGATGCGCGCTTACCGGTCCAACCGTCGCGATGCATCATTGGCAGGCGCGCACGGAAGACATGGACTCGGGCGAGACCGCGGTATTCCAAGATGTCAGTGCGACTTGTGGTTTCTAAAAAGGCGAGGCGACAGAGCAAATAGACTTGCGGCGCCAGATCGAGCGCGTGCCGAGTGAATTTGGTTATGATCTTGAACGGCGCATTGGTGACGATCGCGCAGCAGCCGGTCGGCATTTCAGTCGTTG